CCAATCCAGATGTGCCGCTCTTGATGGCGGACGCCATTACCCTCACGCTGCGCACCGGGCTGGTGCTTTGCTACACCAACGTTGAGGTAACGTTCAGCTACAACGGCAACACCTATCTCGGGAATTCCATCCTGATCGACGGGCTGAAATACCGCGCGTCAGTCGGCCTCGAGGTCGATCGGCAGCAGATCACGATCGCGGCGCATTCGACCGACACCATCACCGCCGGCGCGCCGTTTGTGCAGGCGCTCCGGGACGGCTCATTCGATGGCGCCGAGATCGTCCGGTACCGCGTCTTCTTCTCGGATCGGATCGGGGGCACCGCGATCGGATCGGTGCTGTTGTTCAAGGGCCGGCTCGGCGTCATCGACGAAATCGGGCGCACAAGCGCCAAGCTCAACGTCAATTCCGATCTGGTGCTGCTCGACATCGACATGCCGCGCAACGTCTATCAACCGACCTGCCTGCACACACTCTACGATTCCGGCTGCACGCTGGTGAAGAACGCGTTCGGGACCAGCGGCACCGCAGGCGCGGGTTCTACTGTGTCGGTGATCAATTGGTCGGGCGCAAACGCAAATTTCCAGCAGGGCTCGATCACGTTCACATCCGGAGCGAATGCCGGCGTCACGGCGACGGTCGGGTCGGTCGCCCCGGGCAGTTCGCTCATGCTGCTCTATCCGCTGGAAAGCGCGCCGACGGTGGGCGACGGCTTCACGGTCTATTACGGTTGCGACCACACGCCGGGTACCTGCCAGAGCAAGTTCAACAATCTCGCGAATTTCCGCGGCTTTCCTTATGTGCCGCCTCCGCAGATGGCGATCTGATGCGGCGTTTTGGCTGACGTCATGCTGCCTTACGTCGCGCATCTTTGATGGTGACTTCGCCTGGCTTGCTGCCTCGGTTGGTGCCGATCGTGATTTCGATGTGGCAGCCGAGCGCCGTAAGAAACCGCATGAGGCGTTCCAAGGAGACTTCGCTAAATTTTCCGCGCAGGATTTTTGACAGCTCGGGCTGAGTGGTGCCGATCCGTTGTGCCGCCGCGCGCTGGGTCAGCTCGAAAGACCGGATTGCATGGCTTAACCGAAGCACAAGTTCTGCCTTTAGGTAATGTTCTTCAGCGTCGGCAAAGCCGAGCTGCAGCCACACGTTTCGGGACGGGTCTCTCGCCGCAGGCTTCTTACTCATCGCGATTGCTCCTTTTCCCTGATTAAATCGCCGAGGTCGTTTCTTGACGAGGTCAATTTCCGCTGCGGGCGTTGTTATGCCCTTTTTCGACTTCTTCTGAAAAGCGTGCAGGACATAGATCGCGTCGGCAAAACGGACGGTGTAGACGGCGCGGTAGGTACTGCCGTAGTCGTTGTGTCTGATCTCTATCACCGACGCGCCACCGAAGCCCTTCAGTCCTTTTGCCATCCGCGGATGCCGCTCGCCCAATTGGGCCAAAAACAGCGCGTAGCCCATTTCCCGCTGCGTCGATCGAGGAAATGCAGCGAAATCGCGCTGCGAGGAACCTCGCCAGATCAGCGGCTTGGGCTCGTCGGGCGGGGCCATGCACGAATATGTGTATATTCACATCATCCGTCAAGCCAAAAGTCACGTTGAGGCAGCAAATGGCATTGATTGAAGTCGCCCAGCGCGCGGCGGTGGTCGCCGAGGCGCGGTCCTGGATTGGCACGCCATACCACAACTGCGCCGACATCAAGGGCACTGGCGTCGATTGCGGCATGCTGATCGTCCGCGTGTTTGTCGACGCCGGGCTCTGTGCGCCATTCGATCCGCGGCCCTATCCGGCAGATTGGCATCTGCACCGCAGCGAAGAGCGTTATCTCGGCTTTGTATTCGATCGCTGTTGCGAGATCGAAAATCCGCAGCCCGGCGACGTCATGGTGCTTCGCTTCGGCCGTTGTTATTCGCATGGCGGTATCGTCACGGCGGCCGCGCCGCTTGCGATCGTGCATGCCTATCATCCGGCGCGGCGCGTGATCGAAGATGAAGTCGATCGCAGCGGTCCGTTGTCCGAACCGGCGCGCAAGCCGCGCTTCTTCAGTTTTTGGGCAGGTAACATGCGACACGCGAGCGGGTTGGAGGGTGGCGCGAGCGTTTCGCGTGAAAATTGGTCTGGCGCGCAAAATGGGTTGGAGGGCGGTATTTTGCGCGCCATTGAAAAATGAGCGGACTATTCGGCGGCAGTCAGCCGGTCACAACGCCGGATTATACCGGGCTGCAGATTCAGACAGCGGTCAACACGCTGCCGATTCCGATCGTGTGGGGGACGTCGAAGCTCGCCTCCAATATCGTTTGGTACAATGACTTTGTCACGAATTATGCCAACAGCGGCGGCAAGGGAGGCCTGTTCAGCAGCGGTCAGGGCGAGACGACATACAGCGCGTCCGTGATCATGGCGCTGTGCGAAGGCGCGATCGCCGGCATCAATCAGATTTGGAAAGGCCAATCCGTCTACACGCTGGCGGCGCTCGGGCTATCGCTGTTCACCGGAACGGATCCGCAGGCGCCGTGGGGTTATGTGGCCGCGGCCTATCCGGCGCAGGCGCTGGGCTATGAGGGTACCGCCTATCTGGCGGCGGAGAACTATGGCCTTGGCGACAACGCGACGCTCGACAACCATAACTTTGAGGTGCAGGGCCTCCGATACGGCAGTGGTTATGGGCAACTGGCTTATAACTCTCTTGATCAGGTCGGCAGTGGCTCGGGCTTTTCGTTTGTCGATGCTGATCCCGCGCTGTGCGTCAGCGACTTTCTGACCAATGCGCAATTCGGCGTCGGTCTGCCGGGCGGCAGCATCGATGCGACGACACTGTTCACCCAGAGCGGCACCGATGCGGCTTATCAGACCTATTGCCGCGCAGTCGGCTTGGCGCTGTCGCCTTGTCTTGTCGATCAGGAGCAGGCGTCGTCGATCCTGACGCGCTGGTTGCAGCTGACCAACACGGCGGCCGTCTGGTCGGGCGGCCTGTTGCGTTTCATTCCGTACGGCGATACGCCGGTCAGCGGTCATGGCGTCACCTACACGCCGAACGTGACGCCGATCTACAATCTCGACGATGACGATTTCAAGCTTGAGGACAATGAAGATCCCTTGCAGGTGTCGCGCTCCGATCCATACGCGGCGTATAACGTGTGGCGCCTCGAAGCGGCCGACCGCAGCAACGCCTATAACCTGACGACGATCGAATCGCGTGACCAGAGCGCGATCGAGCTCTATGGCATGCGCATTGCGCCGACCGTCACCGCGCACGAAATCTGCGATTACGATGTCGCCGCGATCTCCGGCCAGCTCATGGTGCAGCGGGCCGTTTACATTCGCAACACCTACAAGTTTCGCCTGTCCTGGGAATATTGCCTGCTCGATCCCATGGACCTGGTGACGGTGAGCGACACCATCTTGGGTCTCTCCGCTACTCCGATCCGCATCACTGAAATCGAGGAGGACGACAACGGATTCCTGAGCGTGACCGCGGAAGAATTTCCGTTGGGGGTGGCGACCGCGACGCTCTATCCGACGCAACCGGTTGTCAACAACCCGATCAATCGGAATGTCACTGCGGACGCCGTCAATGCGCCGATCATCTTCGAGCCGCCGGCGTCGCTCGTTGGAGCGACGCCTCAGGTGTGGATCGCGGTGTCGGGCGGCTCCGGTGGCGCCGCCGATCCGAACTGGGGCGGCTGCAATGTCTGGCTGTCGCTCGATGGGACCTCGTACAGCCAGATCGGCACCATCTCCCAGCCGGCGCGGATGGGAACGATCACCGCGGCGCTAGCGCTGTTTAGCGGTACCAATCCGGACACCGCGGACACGCTGGCAGTCAATCTCGCCGAAAGCGGCGGCGCGCTGTCAAGCGGCAGTACGATGGATGCGGCGCTCGGCAATACGCTGTGCATCGTCGATTCGGAACTCATTTCCTACGAGACCGCCGCGCTGACCTCGGCGCATTGCTATTCGCTGACGACGCTCTATCGCGGACTCTACAATTCGGGACTGGCCGCGCACGCTTCCGGTGCGCGGTTCGCACGGCTCGATAACGCGATCTTCGAATACGATTTGCCGCCGCAATATATCGGCCAAACGCTTTATCTGAAATTCCAGTCGTTCAATGTGTTCGGCGGCGGTGTCGAGGCGCTGTCATCGTGTACCGCCTATGCCTACACGCCCACCGGCGGCGGCGCGGACCATCCGGTCGCCGAAGCGATGTTGACCGCAAGTTCGCTCGATTTCGGCCCGGTGGCGGCCGCGCCTGCAGTGAGCGACGACTTCGGCAGTTCTCTTATTCTCGCAGTTGAATGGGACGCCGACTTCGGCGCCGCATAGGAAAGCATCAAATGACCACAGCCGTACAGGTTCAATTCCGGCGCGGTACGCAATCGCAAATGGCCGCCTTCACCGGCGCCGCCGGCGAGATGAACGTCGACGCCACCAATAATCGCGTTGTGGTGCAGGATGGTACGACGGCCGGTGGCTGGCCCGCCGCGCGGCTGTCGGAGATCGCCGGCGGCTTTCTCAACAAGTTCCGTAACGGCACGATGGACATATGGCAGCGGGGCACGTCCGGGCTGACCTCGACCACTTCGGGCGCCTACACCGCGGACGGCTGGATCGTGCTGCCGTCCGGCGCCAGCGTCACGGCCGCGCAGGCTGGCGGCCGGCTCGTCACCAAGGCGAGCCTGCAGGTCACGGGCGCGAGCGCGGTCACCGATCTCACCGTTAAGCAGCGCATCGAAAGCCTGATGGCGGCGGCCTTCTGCGGCCAGACCGTTACGGTGCAAGCGCAGCTCTTCAACAATACGGGTGGCAGCATCACGCCGAAGCTCACCGTCAACCGGCCGGGTGCGCAGGACAATTACGCCTCGGTCACCGCCGACGTGAACGCCGTCTCGTTGCAGGTCTGTGCGGTGTCGGCGTGGACGCTCGTCTCTTACACCTTCCAGGCAAATGCCGCGTCCTACAATGGACTCGAGATCGCCTTCGACTTTGGCAATAATTTCGGGTCGTCCGGCAAATCGGTCCAGATCACCGAGTGCGACATCCGGGTCACCAACGGCGTCCCGACCGGGCTTAATGCCAATCCGCCGACGCCAGAGCTGCGGCCGGTCGCTACCGAACTGGCATTGTGCCAGCGATATTTCCAAGCTTTTGCGGCCTTCGGCGCTTGCGGCATAGGCAACGCAAGTCAGACGCTGGCTGCGCGCATGACCGGGTCGCTGCCGGTCGCGATGCGAACGGCGCCAAGCGTGACGATATCGAGTATCGGGCTCTACGACGGCACCCATACCGGGACCAGCAGCACGATCAGCACGAATTATACGACCGCAACCGTGTTTCAAGCCGATGTCATGGCTTCCGGATTCAACGTCGGCGGTCTGATCGTTGCCTACAATGCGGGCTCGTCATCGTGGCAATTCTCGGCGGAGCTTTGATTTCGCTACCCAGCGTGCATATCGCGCACGTTGATCTGGCGTAACGGGGCGTCGGCTGCCTCGCGCAGCAGTCTTTTGTTCACGGCTTACCAAATTTTCGGGATCGCCCGATGAAGCGCGTTTTGTGCTTCTGCGCCGCCGCGGCCATCTGGCTCGTTATTGCCGCCATCGTCATCTCGGCCGCCATCGGCCTCTTCCACCCATAAGCTCTCGACGAACGGGCCGTCTGTCGGCCGCACGGGCTCGCCGCCGGACCAAATAAAGCCGGTGCGGTGCCGGGCGTGCCCGCACGCCGAAGGCGAAATCCAGATCGTTGCGTCATCTCGAATGCCGAATGGAGACCGCGGCCGCACCTGCGCGGCCGCGCCGACAACGCGCGCACTTTTAACAACGGAGGGATTGCGATGAGCGAGATCATCGACACCAATCACGACACCACGCGACATTTTCCTGCGCTCAAGGCGGCCGGGATCAAGACGGTCATTCGTTATCTGTCGCCGATCAACCCGCTCGGCGAAAAGTGCATCAAACCTGCGGAAGCCCAGGCGATCGCCGCCGCAGGCTTGCGGCTCGCGCTGGTCTGCGAGGGCTGGGGCGACTTCGCGCACGGCGCCATTTCAGGCGGCGCCGGCGAGCGCGACGGCGAATGGTGCGCGAAATACGCCGCGAGCGTCGGCGCGCCGGCCGGGGCCTGCATCTATTTCGCCGTCGATACCGATGCGAGCGCGGCGCAGATCAGAAAGCTCGTGCTGCCGTATTTTAGCGCGATTACCGCGGCGTTTGCCGAAGCCGACGCGCCCTATCGCCGCGGCGTCTATGGCTCGGGCGACGTCTGCGAGGCGGCGCTCGCGGCGAGCCTCGCGGATCTGTCGTGGCTGTCGTGCTCGATGGGGTGGGGCGGCTCGCGGGCCTACCTTGCCGCAAACGCCTGGTCGCTGCGCCAGCACGTGCCGACTACATTCTGCGGCATCGATGCCGATGCCGATGACGCCAACGGCGATTTCGGCGATTTCGTGCCGGTTGCGCCGGCCCCGCAAACTGCGGCCGCGGCATGAAGGCCGCGATCCTCGCGCTGGCGCTCGGGATTGCGGCCGGCGCCGCGGCGCGGGCCGAGAGCGGCATCGCCTCGGTCTACGATTACGGACGCCGCACCGCGAATGGCGAGCGCTTCGATCCGCGCGCCATGACGGCGGCGCACCGCACGTTGCCGTTCGGCACTTTAGCAAAAGTGTGCCGCGCCGGCGCGGAGCCTGCGCGCTGCATCACAGTCCGGATCAACGAT